AATGACCTGCTGAAAATCAGAACATGGAGCCTTGACGGCACCAAAACTTCTCATGTCACCAACATGGTGGCAAGCCTTACCTGGAGCGGGAGCTATAAAGACTGCGCTCGTAAACTCTCCTTCAGTCTTCTGTCAGATGCCCTTGTGGAAGTGGGGGGCATGGCCCGGCTCTACAACGGCCCGAACATCCTCTTCTCTGGAAATGTGCGCCGATACAGCCGGGATACCCGGCAAGAGGTTATTTCCTGCCTGGCATATGACCGCGGCGTTTTCCTGAAGAATAATCACACGTATCTGGCCGTGCGCAGCCAGACGCCTGAAGAGGTTACCCGAAAGCTGTGCAGCGACTTTGGAATCCCAATGGGTAATATCGCCGCCACAGGCGTAAAGCTCTCTCGAAACTTCCTCGGCACCAGTCTCTACCAAATTATTCAGACAATGTATACCCTTGCTGCCGAGCACACCGGGAAGAAATATCAGATCCGATTCCGGAGCAATGACTTGGAAGTGGTCGAAAAAGGCATCAATACAGAAAGTATTCGTCTTGTTCCGGGTTCCAACTTGATTTCGTGCAAGGCGGAGGACAGCATCGAGGACATGGTCTCCTCCGTGGCGGTTTATTCGGATGAAAATAAGAAAATCGCGACCTATGACAGCCCGGATAACTACCGGGGACTGTATGGTCTCTTCCAGGCCGCGATTAAAGCCAGCGACCATGATGATGCGGCGGCCGCTGCAAAAGACATACTGCAGGAGAAGGGGTACTCCCAGACCATCACCGCGGTATGTATTGGAAACACAAAGCTGGTCACGGGAAACGCCGTCGTCGTCCATGAGCCGGTCACCGGCGCGGACGGTTTGTTCTGGATCACTTCGGACAGCCATACCGTGATCCGCGGCATCTATCAGACCACATTGACGCTGGACTTCCGTAATCTGATGGATAAGCAGGAAGCCGGCAGCATCCCAACGAAATAATTTCGGAGGTTTTTATGAATACAAATCCATACGCCGACCTCCTTGAAACCATGGAGCAGGCGGCGGCAATGCACACAGCTCGGCTCCCTATGCGATTCTATCTCGCTCGGGTGATCACGACCAACCCCATCTCTCTCGACGTCTGTGGAACCACGCAGGAGGCCTCTCGAGTGGGCGTCTGCTCGCACCTGATGGCGGGATATGCCACGCGTATGACTCCCTCCGGGAACCTGAATATCTCTGCCAGTTGCCCCTACGGCAGTCACGGATCTATGTCGGTGGGCGGAGGCACCTTGAATCTGACATTGGCGCAGAATGTTCTGAAAGCTGGCGACGAGGTCGTGGTTATGACCTCTGACAATCAGAAGTTCATTCTTTTCGACAAGGTGGTGTATCAATGAGCAGTATTTTCCCGATCGTACAGCCGGAGGCTTATGTATCCGAAGATACGCAGCTGCCTCTTTACAAGGAAGTCGCCTGGGACTACGACGCCGGAGTTCCGATCTTTGCAAATGGCAGCCCGGTGATCGTGACCGGCGCGGAGGCTGTAAAGGTGTGGGCGTGGAAAGCAATCAAAACCGCGCGCTATCGCCACGATATCTATACCTGGGACTTCGGCTGCGAAGTGGAGAGCCTCATCGGACAGGCATACACGCCACAAGTTAAACAGAGCGAAGCTATTCGCTTCATTCGTGAAGCGCTGGAACCTAATCCATACATCACTTCTGTGCGGCAGATCTCCGTGGATCTGGTGGGATCCACACTGGTGATATCCTGCACGGTAAATACCATTTACGGGGAGGTTGAAGTAAGTGTTTGAAAAGGTCACCCCAGAACTTATCAAACAGCAAATGCTGAGCAGACTCGGCTCAGGTTTACAGACCAGAGAGGGCAGCTTCGTTAACGACGTCCTTTCTGCGGCGGCCGCTGAAATGGCCGAAGTTTATCATTCGATGGATACCTTTTTGCCTGCGCTCATCCTGGATGAAAACTCCGGACAGTACATCGATATGCACGCGAAATTTTTCAATGTTTTTCGCAAGCCCGGCACCAAAGCGACTTGCCAGATCACTTTTATCGGGACGGACGGATCCACGGTTCCTGCAGGCGTCACATTCAGCACCAATGCGGGTCTTACGTTCAGTCTGGATGAAGATGTAACCATCACGAATGGTACCGCCACGGGCACTCTGACCGCGGTTGACGTCGGCGACGAGTATAATATCGGCCCCAATGAGATCGTTTATATCCTGAAAAACTACTCCGGTATTCAGTCCTTCTCCAACGCTGCCGCCTCCGGCGGCACGGACATGGAGAGCGATGCAGTGTTTTTGGCCCGATTCAAAGAGGCGGCTACCCCGAATAATCGAGAGCCGGCCATGTCTGGAAATGCAGAGCACTATAGGTATTGGGCGACCAGTGTTGACGGCGTGGCCCATGCGAGAGTGTTCCCCCTCTGGAACGGCAACGGCACTCTGATGGTTGTAATTGCCGGTCAGGACGGCGGTCCTGTTGATGCCGGAGTTGTGGCTCGATGCAAAGATTACATCGAGACTCAGCGCCCAATCGGAGCGGATCCGACGGTAGTCTCTGCACAGCCGGTCGAGTTCTCTATCGAGGCAGAGGTGGTCGTTGACGACTCCACCACCAAAGAGGAAGTACAGGCCCGGCTGGAAGCTTCTGTGAGAGCCTACCTGGCGGGACTCGTAGATAAAGCATACAAGGAGCATGTCTATCAGAAAGCAGAGTATGATAACTATTCTTACTCTGTAATCTACAATCGAATCTACTTCATGGTTTTTACAACCCCAGGAGTACTCGATTGCACCTCTTTGACTGTAGACGGCGGCATGTCTAACATCCATATCGCGGCGGACTATGTTCCCGTATTGACGGGGGTGACCGTTACGTGAACAGTATGCTGGATAGATACCCGGACTATTACAAGAATTCGCCGGAGTTTGTGGAGCTGATCGGCGTTCTGGAGGCGGAGATTCTGGCACTGTGGGAGGCGTATGCGTTTTTCTTTGACAACGTTGTCCTCCAGCGACAGAACCCGGCCTATAACGGCTTTGAGAATACGGGGGTGTAAGGGCTATGGCGAAGAGCGAACATAATTGCGAGGTCTGTATGCAGGATATCCCCGCCGAGTATCACGATATCGTGGAAGTCCTCGGCATGGAATCGTTCCTGAAGCTGGCCTATACCTGCGGTGGGCAGACTCTATACATCCCCAAGCTGGAGTCCATCGAACGCGGAGACCGTGATAGACAGATTCGGGCTCGATTTGACGGCGGGAATTATAGACAGCTGGCAGCCCAGTTCCGGCTCTCTGAGCGCCAGGTTCGCAAAATCATCAACGGTCGCAGGACATGAGGGAGGAATGATAGGTGCTTGACTTAAATGCCGTGTTGAGTGCGCTTACCGGTTCCAGCTTTCTGGCGTTGATTTTGGCGTTGCTGCAGCGTCGATGGGCTAAGCAAGATAAGCTGGATGCCATCCAGAAGAGCCTGGACTCACATATCCATAGCGACGATGAGCGCTATGCCAAGCAGTGCAGAAAACGCATCCTTCGGTTCAATGATGAACTGATCCGCGGGGACCGGCACACCAAAGAACACTTTGACGATGTTCTGGGGGATATCACCGACTACAAACAGTACTGCGATGATCATCCCGAATTTGAAAACGAAAAAGCCGTGCTGGCCATCGCCAATGTGCGGCGAGTCTACCAGGAATGCGAGATCAAACACAGCTTCCTGGACGAGAAAGGAGTAAAACATGGAGCAGCTGTATAAAAGACTGGCAAATCTGCTGTCTATCAAGAGTCTGGTCACTCTGACGCTGACCGCGGTATTCGCTTTCCTTGCGGTTACCAATGCCATCAGTCAGGATTTCATGACCGTGTATGCAGTCGTAATCGCTTTCTACTTCGGCACTCAGACCGCCAAGAAAGACGGGGAGACTTGATGTCATGCGTGCTTGATTCTCTGCGGCGGTCGATATACACGTCGAGGCAGTCTCTGCGAAGGCGCAATCTGGAGATGGCCAAGGCCGCGTTGCTTAAAAAGCACCGACCGCTGATTGAAAGCGTCACCGAGATTATGCTCGTATTTTCGGCATTTGATGAACTCTGGCCACAGATGGATCCGCTGGTACGCCAAAACGCCGCCCAACGCCTCGCGCGCGAAGTATCCCAGCGCCTCGGGTTGCCGTCCTGCCCGGATGTCGTGTTTTCGGACACCGGGCCACGCCAGCAGCTGGGGCTCTATTCCCACGCAAGACACGCCGTTATGCTCAAGCCTAGGCTTCTTGAGGATCCTTGGCGTCTCATGGAGGCGATCGCGCATGAACTTTGGCACGCCTACCAATGGCATCGGATAGAGCGAGCAGAGACACCGGAAGACAAGCACTACCTGCGCTGCCTCACCCATTATATCCGGCCGATTCCTATCGTTGGGGCAGGACCCCCGCTATTTCAATCGGCCTACGAAGAGCAATATGTGGAATCCGAAGCAAACGCTTTTTCTAGCATAGTTACAGGATTGGAGTCGATAAGCGAATGAGCAAGCATATTGAGAGAACCCCGCTGTCCCGTATCAAAAAGATGGCAGTATACGAGAATGTTCGCAAACTGCCGCTTTCTCAGATCGTAGAGGAAGAACATCCAGACATAGCGCTTACCGCCGCGTTTTATAATCCCAATACCTGGGAGCCAGTATGCCCGGTAAAGGCTGCTGGTGAGGTTCTATTCGCGGATCCTGTTTACAACTACCGCGCTATTGCGTGGAATATCGGTCCCGATGCAGTCCCCGTGCTGGTGCCGCCCGGCGGAGCCTGCGAGTACCAGAACTATGTGGCAAACAACCTTGCTGTTATCAATGGCGAGGCCTACCCGTACATGACTACGGGCGGGGACTCTGGTGGGCGCCGCGGCCGTGTGGCTGTCGGCATCACAAAGGATGGTGAATGGCTCACCTATGGCTGCACTGATGGTACTGACGCTATTACCCCGGTAGATCTCCGCGCGGAGCTGGTAGAGCTCGACTGCGAGATCGGTATCATCATGGATGGCGGCCGGAAGGTCAATGTATATATCCGGCACGCCAATGTTCTGATGGAAGGCAAGGATCCGAGCCAGACTCTCATTCTGATCTGGCTGAATAAGGAGGAAAAAGACTTGAGCACTGTACGAAAGTATTCCCTAAAAAAGAGCGGCAGCCTGAAGTTGAGTGATAACTTCCGCGTGAGGGAGTTCGCCTGCAACGATGGCAGCGATGAAGTACTTATTGCTGATGAGCTGGTGGATGTCCTGCAGGAGATCCGCAATCACTTCGGCGAGGCCGTGAACATCACCTCCGGCTATCGGACAAGCTCCTATAACACGAAGGTCGGCGGCGCACCCAAGAGCCAGCACGTCAATGGTACTGCAGCGGACATCATTCTGTCCGGTGAGGTGGACCCTCTGGAGGTAGCGCAGTTTGCGGAGTTCCTGATGCCCAACCATGGCGGCATCGGTGTCTACCAGACCTTCACCCACATTGACGTCAGAGCAGCACGCAGCCGCTGGGATAGCCGCTCCGGCAAAGAGGTTGTTGTGTCTGGCTGGCCCGGCTATTCCCAGAAGTCTGAGGCAGATGTGGCTATCGACTGGATCACCGGCGCCGGCATTATGCTGGGGGACGGCGGAGATCTGATGCTGGAGCAACCCCTAACCCGAAAGCAGTTTGCTGTTATGCTGCGTCGGTACCACAAGGCTTTCCATGACCGCGATTTGGCGTAACCCAGTACACACTTTAGTACACACTCGCACTCCGCGTCACACAGCAACACTCCCTGTAAAGTTGCAAATTCTGCTTGTTACAACTTGAAATTGCAACAATTCAACCTCAAATATCCGGTTTCACTGGTTCGAGTCCAGTGGTCTCCACCATAAAAACACCGGAAATCGTGAGATTTCCGGTGTTTTTATACGTTTTTCAGAATTTTTTGGTGCAATTAAAACTTGCTAAAATCTTCTGGCCACATAAATAGCCACAGTTGGCGAAAAAGAGAGATTTGGAGTTGATCCTCCAAATCTCTCTTTCTTTAGTTATCTCTTTTTGTAAATGATAAGCTCTGGGTTTTCACCGTTTTCCTCATAGGTGGACACCAAAATAAAATCCATGTTGGCAGCAATCCCAAAACATCTATTTCCGCCAAATTCACATTCCAGTTGATTTCCCAGATAGGTGGCTCCGTCATCCAGGAACTTTACGCATTTTCCGTTAGGAAGTCTATATTCCAGATTGATGTATCCGCCCACAAGCGCATTGAGTTTTTCGACCTTCGGCATTCCTTCGATGTGCAAAGCGTTTATCTCATCCATAAGCTGCTTTTTGAATTCGTCGAACTTTTCAGCCCCAGCCAGATTCGTATATTGTTTCCAATAGTTTAGTTTCGGGAGCAAATCCTGCATATAGACGCGCACCTGTTCAGGTGTGAACTGCTCGTTTGCCATATGGCGTACACAGACATCAATCAGATCATCCATGTCGTGATACATATATTCGCCGTCCGCATAGCACCATTTACAGTATTCTTCATTGAAGATGCCGTCCGTCTCCTTGCTGGTGGTGGAATCATCAAGAGGCATACCACAGCACTGGCAGATCAACTGACGGGGAGAGCCAAGAAGAGTGTTAATGGAAACATCGAACAGTTTTGAGAGCAGTTTTAGGGTTTCGATGTTTGGTGTCGTTTCACCATTTTCCCAACGGGACACTGCCTGGCGGGTAACGTATACTCTTTCGGCAAGTTCATCCTGAGATAATCCTGCCTTATTTCTTAATTCCAATATAACATCTTTTGTTTCCATGAACTGTCCACCTCCATGGACATTATATATCGGATGCACCAAACTGCAAAGCAACCCGTTGTTGCTATGGGTTTAAAGTTTGCTAAAACTTATAATAAGTTGAAAGAATTGTACGATGCTCAAGAAACCTCGTATAATGAAACCCGTGAGGATTAAAAAAGAGCAGGAATTTCAATAGGTGTGAAATTTGTCGGAATAGAAAGGCGGCAAAATGAGTCGACAAAAAATGTGCGTATTCTTTGTTTGGCGATGCAAATTTTGAGGTGGGATGCCTGTACAAATTTTTATTGACAGATGTGTCTATTGCTGATAGACTATGGCTGTCTACCAACAGTAGACAGACTGGAGGCTCTTATATGGTGGAATATAAGCTGGGAATTGTTGAGTCCCATTTTGCGGATATCGTTTGGGCGCATGAGCCTATGTCGACCAGTGAACTGGTCAAGCTCTGCGAGGCCGAGCTCAATTGGAAGCGAACGACAACCTATACTGTTTTGAAGAAGCTGGGCGAGAAAGGAATCTTTCAGCTGCAGGACGGAACTGTGACATCCCTGATTTCCCGTGAGGATTACTATGCAGCGCAAAGTGAGAAGTTTGTGTCGGAGACCTTTGATGGCTCTCTGCCTGCATTCTTTGCTGCGTTTACCAAGCGCAAATCCATTTCCCAGAAGGATCTGGAGGAAATCCGGAGGATGATCGATTCGTTTGAGGAGGGTTAACCATGAGCGCCGTATTTCTCAAACTGTTGAACATGAGCATTGCCGCCGGGTGGCTGGTTGTTGCAGTCATCGTATTGC